AATGGCAACGGAATTATGTCTATTAATTCCGTTGTTTTGTGCCTCTTTTCTGACACCACTATTCGACTTTGTCAGGTTCAATGGTAAATTATTGAAATGATGTCCATGTGGAGGCGATTCAATAATATCAGGAGTAGGTAAAGCAAATACGGGCCAAATACCTGCACTACTACCGTTAGGGATAATACATTCACCGATCAATAATGTTCTAGGCACTAAAGTGTTAAATTTACTGAAAATAATGGTGTCCTCTGTTTGTTGGACTTCTAGAGGGGCTGTAACATGTTGTAGGTATGTTTCACCCTCTACAGATAATCCACCACCCACAATTAAATTATTTTTAACACCGAGTGAAGATTCAACGTATACCTGCCTGTCAGTACGTAGTGTTATGGTTTTCAAAGATTGTATCTCAACGCCAGCTTCTGAACCAATATGAATACCGTGGGATGCATTCATCATTAGTTGTTTAAATCCGACTCTCATTATAGTGCCACCCATTTCCATGGAACCAGAAGTTTTCAAGGATATGCCGCCAGAACCAACATTTCTCACGTAAGAATTTCCAACTATTTTAACATCTTTACCGCAGGGAAAATTAGAAGAATTATCAATTTCTTCCAACAGCGGAATATAATCGTGATTTTTATATGCACCAGTATCAGAAACTAACATTTCAAATGGCTGACTTCTACCTTTTTCATCAATTTTTACAGATGGGTAGTCATTGAATATCGCACCAATTGTCTCCAACTTATTTCTTTTCAAGATGACATGTTCATCGCCACCGTCTCCCATTTTAGATTCTATTTCTGTGAGAATTGGTTGCATTTCTTTGACGTAATCATCAATTTTTAAAGTATCTGTATCTGTTGCCCATTCACCATTTTCAGTAGCTGCTGAAACTTGAGCACCAAATTCCATAACGCCTGGCGCGGCAGAACCATCCTCACCAGCACTTTTAGATATATCGTTTAGAGTTATTTTTTTAGCCGATGGCATCTGACCTATTCTTCTAGAAACAGATGAATAAGAATTTACGTCATTATTTAAAAATCCAACCGTTGGTATTTTATCATATCCGCTAAAAATACTCTCAACCGTATATGTTTCTGAGCCTATAACAGGGTTATCAGCGCGTTTACCTTCGAGAGGTATAGTTTGACCATTCGGTATAGAAATGCCACCACGCTTAATTTTAAATTTAGCATTACCCGCTGCAATAACCGCAAATGCATCTTTCCATTCATCATATGCTCTAAGTTCGGTTTCATCTTTAAAACCTTTAAAAATATATGATGTGCCACCAATTCTTTTATTATAATCACCTCCAATATATTCACTACAATCACCTTTAACTGTTTCAAATTTATCATTAGCCACTAATGTTTGTTTGTTGTTAGTGGCTAATTCGGAATTAACTAAATTATTGATGTTGAAGTTACTACCTGATCTTTGAGATATTTGTATCCCTTCATTATCAGAAGTGTTGTTTATGGTAATAGATGCTCCTCTTTGATTTATAACTAAACGATTACGATATGTTTTAGATATTTTAGATAAATTTGAATTATTGGACGATGTTGTATCAGTGCTCGACACTGTATCAACATTTTGTAAATTAGTCGGACACTGAATAACTACGCCAGTAGAATTCGAATTACATTTATCATCGAATCCTTTATTATTTTTATTGATAGTATCTTTTTTGTATTTTTTTGTCGCCATAATTAGAAATTTTCGAAATTATTGGGATAATAGGTTGATGATTTTATATCATTATCTGTTCTATTTATTAATGAAAGACCACGAGCATCTTGGGTGACTCCGAAATAAACAGGGAAATTCAAATCTCCCATGTAATGGAAAACCCAAACTTTAGAACCAACTTCTGGTATACCCATAACTCCTTTTGGTTTATTGCCATGATTTTGAGGTGCGTATCCATAAGAATACGGATTAGCTTTCATACTGGAAGTATCATTTGGCATTCCAAATGCATCACCAACTGCCGTTTTATTAGATTCATATGCGTTGGCAGGTGATTGTGATAATACGCCGTCTCTACCAACACCATCCAGAGATGGTCGTTGCCATGTCGTTGGATCATTACTACCTCCATCTTTCGGCGGTAATACTGATGGCGCATCACTTTCATACGCTGGTATTCCAGTTGTTGCTATTTTATCAGGCGGTGTTTTCTCTGGAATATCAGGAGATTTGCCTAATTTTTGAAAAGATGTTATCGTGCCGCCCCAAGAATTACTACCATTTTGTTTTCTATAAATGTCTATAGTTGGAGGTAAAGCACCAGTTCTTTTATCGTAAGAGGGGACGGTATCGGCATATTGCAATGTAAACGTCCCTTTGGTGGTAGTTATTCTGAACCAATCGTTATGTTGTAGTCCCAAAGACGTTGCTAAACTTTTGGTTATTGCTGCTGATCTTTCATCTGTTAAACGATTGCTGCGATGACCTATACCGTTACTACTATATGTATCGGGAGTGCTATCGGAAGCATATCCATAATTTGATAATTTAATCGGTGGTTCAAATTGTGTAACACCACCAACATCTACTAAATTAAGATTATCAGGATTTTCAACATAGCCTTCAGCATAATTACCATCTGACAATGTTGCTGTGATAGCCTCACCATCTCTAAATGATCTGGATGATCCCGATTCACCAATCAAAGGATAACAAGGCTCTGCCCATGGTATATTTTCAGCAATTTTATCTACAATTGCTGGATCGCTCCAACTATCAACACCAGGTGCTTTGATATTAATTTCATCTAAAGTTCCTAACCATTCTTCAAACGGTTGATTGGATAGTTCTGGCACATAAACCTTGACCCTGTTTAATTTCAAAGGATCATCATTTTTTATAACGATACCCCTATAAAATGATTCATCGATTCTTCTAGACTCTACGCCTGAACCACCACCTCTATTAAACATATAATATTATTTAATAGTAGAAAATATTATTCAACTATCATGTGTTATAGTATAAAAATATAGACGAAATATGTCTATAAATTAATATCCCAGCAATCTTTTTCTACGAGTTTCGGGAATCGATACCGAAATAGTTTCCGAAAATGCCGAAGTAGGAACTGTAGTAACAGTGCTAAGGAATGGGAACAACGAAAAAGTATTATCATTATTCACAATAGCCATCGTGGTATTATGTAAAGAGGATGGAATATTGAATACAGAACCGAGCACATTTACAGTGACATTAGGAAAACTAGCAAGCGAGAAGGAAGATGCTGTATTAACAGTGGTTCCAATTGAAACTTCAATTGGGGTGAAGGCTAACCCAATATCAGAAGTAGAGAGGGATACTGTTCCGAGTTGACGCGATGCAACAACAACAGAATCACCAGAAAGATAGGTAACACCAGTAGCTGATAGAACAGCATTTGTAATGTTGGGAGTGCCTGTTTTTTGTGCGGAGAGAATATTGGAAGAGAATGTATAGATGCTCATGATATTATTTAGTATTTTTTTGCAAATTTATTTGTGTCGATAATTAAAAACGAGGAAACCCGAGGTTCTTCGGCACCTCGGGTTTCAAAAATTGATGTAGCTAACTGCTTAGTTACTATGCTTACAGGTAGGTAGAAATAGAACCGGGTGTAAACGCAGTACCGAGACCTTTAACGATGATCAAGTGGTAATAAAGATTAGCACCGAAAATGTTATTCACGATACCATAGCGGGTCATAAGACCAACGCGAGGCGCGAAATCATTCGGACCAATCGTTCTCTGCACCATAATGGGGATATATGGGCAGTAGATAATACCAGTGTCATAGTATTCAGAACCTTTGTAACCCAACAGAGCATACTCAACACCATTTCCACTGTTAGGTGAGTTAGTGTAGTAATTTTCTCTGTAAAGAGTAGTGTTCTGAACTTCAGTCCGAGTATCACGATAAACCGTCCAGCGGCTACCAACAGTACCAACTTTCGACACACCTACGCCAGCCGTGGAAACGGTTCCACCAACTTCAAATACTTTGAAGTCAGGAAGCATTTCAAGGATGCTGCAAACACGTGGGGTAGCGATAACAAAGTTAGCAGCACCTCTACGGTTACGAGCAGCCATACGACCACTTTCGATGAGCAAGCGTTGATAGAAGGTAAGATTTCTTTCAGCAGTCCAACGACCATCCGCACTAACAGGGCTCCAAATGGAGAAACCTGCACCAGCCCCAGCATTGAAGGCTGTTTGGATCATGCGCATCACAACTTCACGGTCGATTTCGGCTTGGATCTCATACGACATAGCATTCGTAAGTTCACCATCGATATCGATACC